CCCATGTTGTCTCTTGGTCTACAATTACTTCTCAATCTCATTCTATCAGTAGTAGAGAAAATAGACCCCATGAAAACCGATGTTGGTTGTATATCAATATTAGCCTCATCCCTTAAATCAAAGTCAACACGATTTACAGCAATTTGACATATTTCAGGGTCACCCCATAATGGTGAAACCGATAATGTTTTGGTTAATGAAATAATTTGAGGTAAAGATGTCAAATCGTTTGAACTTCTGAAAGTATTACCAGCAACTTGACTTTCAGTTGCAAGTCCCATTCTAATTAAATCTTGAGGCGTTAAAGAAAATTCACCAATGTCAGATAAGTCAACATCCATAACTAAAGTCTGAGACCCTAATGGAACACCCATTATCATATAATCACCACTTTCATTAGTCTTAGTGGTATAACGATAATATTTGTCGTAAATTTGTACTGCAACACTATCCGTTAAGACATCATCTCTTGTTGGTAATGTTCCTGTTGCGGCATGAACAGAATAAGATTTTTCGTAAGGTAATAAATTGTAACGATAACCATCCTCATTCTTATCTGTTGGTGATTTGTAAGGATATATACTTGAAATTATTGGGTTAGATTCATCTACATCAGTAATTGGTATAAAAATCGAAACTCGAGCATTTGGAATACCAAATCCGTTATTAGCAGTAACCCTACCAACAATTACTCCATAGTCCGCACAACTTCTTGTGTACACATCAGCTTGTTGTATTTTTAGTGATAATATTTCTAAAAACTCAAAGTCTTGGTCCAACTCAACGTTAATAGTTTTGTTGATACCTAATTCGGTTTTAATTCTATAAGACTGACCCATGCAATTCTTTTAATTAATAAATAGTTTATGTGTTATTTTTAAAATTCACACACCTTACTTTTAATTATAAGATAGTTGGGTAATAAATAAACCTGTTATGAAAAGGTAACTGATTGGAAATTTTTAACCGACACCCTAATGTCCTTATTAGGATATCTAATTTGATAAACTTGAGATGGTTGAGCGAAAATTGTATCATCAACCGGTGCGATTTCTTTTGTTTCCAAATTACTATATTCCATAGATGTTTCGGAAGAAGAATATTGTCCTCCAACATTATTATAAACATTTAAACCAGCAACAGTTAAAACTCCATTTTGATTTTGAACAATACTTCTTATTTCAGATAAATAAACATTTTGACCTAATTCCCTTGTTTGTGGATTAAGATAAGTCGAAATTCTATCAACTACATCAGAAATAACTTGTCCTGAATTTTGAGCGGAATCTAACACAATCTGAACATCAATACTTAAGTCAATAACATCAGCCGTTAATATTGAAATATAATCGTTCATCATTCTATAATTGGATAGGTAATTTGCAACATTTTGTCTTAAAGTATCAGACACAATACTTGTTAATTTACCTGAAGTATCATACGATAATAACTGAATTAATATCTTATTATTATTCTCGGTTATGGATACTTTTGCAGGTGCACCAAACTCTGATGGCATATTTCTAATAATTGATTCGTAATCTTGTACCGTTACTGCTCTTTTTTGAGCTGAGAAATTAAATGAAACATAATTTCTAATCTCCTCTAATGAAGGAGTCCCCGCACCACCAATCGCGGCAGTAACGTTATTACATCTTAGTGAATTAACAACAGATGAGTTAGTTGACTCAGATGGTCCGTTTACAAAGAAATTAACAGTACCAACTTGATTAATCACATTTGTACCTAAGTTTGTCGCCAAACCACCACCAACTCGATACTGAACGAATAATGTGGAATTAGGTATTAACGCAGAACCCAATGAAAAGTTGTTTGAATATCTTTGTAAGTCAATTGTCGCACCAACTGTTGTAAATTGGTCTAACGCATCTTGAGCTGTGTTTGTTCCACCACCAAAAGTCATCTTTTTAAACCCTTCGGAGGTATATTCACTTATAAATCTATTTTGTGTTTGAATATATCTACCAACTTTAATACCTGGTTGGTCCGATACTTTAGTTGGGTCTTCAATAAAAACTCTATCTTCAGCTAATGAATCAACTTCATACCATTTATTTTCAACACCTAAAAATTCTGCGGTCGAAGGAATATTAGTATATTCAGTTCCACTCTTAAGTAATACACTTGTAATACCTAACACATTTTTTTCAGGTAAAAATAATTCAAAGAATGGTTTTACATCATTAGGTGTAATTACTCTTTTAAACACTTTAGTAATACCATTAACAACCAATTCTCGTTTAGTAATGGTATAATTAATTAAAACGTTATTAGCATTAAAATTTGGTATTTTTAATCTATTTGGAAACCCTTGAGCATTATATGGTGATGTAAAATCAATATCATATATGTTTTCAAAAACAATTCCCGCTCCAACAACTTGAGACCCTCTTGTTAATGTTCCTAAGTATCTTTCATCCTCTTTATCTCCAAAGGCCGGAACCGTAATTGAAAAATCTACTAAAGATACCGATGGTCTTTGACCCGGTAATTTCAATCCATATGTTCTTGCAATATTATAAATTGAAGACCTCTGTTGAGCGTATTGTAGTACCGTCTCCTGTATACTTCTATCAATATGATAATGTAAATTATCTGCAACCGCTGCGTTCAAATCTAAAAACACCGAGAATACCGAAGCGTCATTGAAATCCTGTATTAATTCAGGGTAATAAGTTCTTACATAGTTTAATAATTCAGTTCTTATTCCTTGAAAATCTCTTGTAGTATATGATATATTACGATTTGCCATATGATATTAAATATTAATGATAACGAAATCACTCGGTCCAAAAGTTGAATTGTTTGTCGAGTAATCTATTTTTATTTTTGCGGTATATTCTGAAGTCCCTTTACCCGGAAACCGATAAACAGATGACTCACTTGTTCCTATTGTCGCCATTCCTGTTGCTAAATCAACTTCTTCTTGAGGGTCAGCAGGACTTATTGTAATTTGGTTTAATAATAAATTTGGCATAAAAGTACCTACAGCATCTCGAATATCAGATTCAATAGCATCAAATGTTAACCCATCAAATGGTTCAAACAAAAACTCATAAAGTCTTGTTCCAAATGTCGGTAAATAATATCTTGAACCTTTTCGAGTCAAAAGTAAGTGAATTAAATCCGCCTTAATTTCTTGAGCTTCAAATTCAGTTAACTGTAAATAGTCACCCTTTAATGAATCCCTGAAAGGGAAATTAAGTCCATATGTTGTTCCGTCTGCCATATCTATAATTATAGTCTTATGATTATTTCTTATAAATACCTAAAAATAAAAAATCCCGACATTGCCGGGATTAATATAATTATTGGTATTTTATTATGAACCACATCCAAAACATTCAAATTCTGAATCTGTTGGTTTTGTTGTAGGTTCAACAAGATTCACTTTTGGTTTCTCTTGTTTAACTGTTGATTGATTAACTTTTGAAATATCCACCGCTAAGTGTTTTGCTCCGGTTGATATCGCTTTAGTCCTAACATAATAACAAAGAGTTTTCAGTCCTTTACCCCATGAATGAAAGTGAGATGATGAAATTTTTGATAATGTTGGTTCTGACATATAGATATTCATTGATTGTGATTGGTCAATAAATGGTGCTCTGTCTGCCGCCATATCAATAAGTTCTCTTTGAGATATCTCCCAAATTGTTTTGTATTTTGGAATTAAATGCTCAATTCTTTTAACTTTTTTATTGTAATTTTTATCTTCTTGGTCAAGATAATTATTAAAGTTGATATTTTGAACCGAACCTTCATTCATAATGATTTCATTTTTTAAATCTTCAGACCAAATACCAATTTTTTCAAAATCATTAATCAAGTATTTGTTAACAATTAAAATTTCCCCACCAACTACACGACGATTAAATAAAGCCGAGTGAGCCGGTTCAGTCATTTCAAATGAACCTGTAATTTTAGCTGAAGACGCAACTGGCATCTGAGCCGTGAATAACGAGTTACAAACCCCGTGGTTAGACACTTCTAATTTAAGTGAATCCCAATCCCACATTCTACTTAACCCTTCGTAATCTAATCCCCACATATCAAATTGGAATTCTCCTTTTGACATTGGCGAACCTTTAAAGAATTCGTATGGTCTGTATTCACCTGATTTACATAATTCCATACTTTCCGTAATTGCCGCAAAGTAGATAGTTTCAAAGATTTGTTTATTAAGTTTTTTTGCCTCTTCAGTTGTGAAGATATAGTCCATTAAAAAGAATACGTCAGCAAGTCCTTGTGTTCCAATCGCAATTGCTCTTTGTTCCAACCCACCTTTTCTACCTTGTTCAGTTGAGTAACTATTAATATCAACAACTTTGTTAAGTGCTCTAACAACTTTTCTAACTTCACTATAAAGTAATTTAAAATCAAACTCACCTTTAATGATAAAGTTTTTTAATACCATTGATGATAATGTACAGATTGCTGTGGTGTTCTCATCAGTATATTGGTAAATCTCATTACATAGGTTAGATTGTTTAATCACCCCAATGTTTTGATGATTTGTTTTTCTGTTAGCACTATCCTTAGAACATAAATAAGGAACCCCTGTTTCAACTTGAGATTCAATAATTTTGTTCCAAATTGTTTGAGCTTTAACTTTTTTACCTAAACCAAGTTCAACGGCTTTATTATAATTTGATTCATACTCATCACCATAAGTTTCTTGTAATGGTTTAATCCCCGCCTTTTTAATATCATTAGGACAGAACAAATACCAATCATCGTTGTTCTTAACCGCATTCATAAAGTTGTCCGGTAACCAAATTGAGGTAAATAAATCTTTTGCTCTTAATTCTTCAGCACCTGTGTTCTTTTTAATTTCAAGTAAATCAATGATGTCTTTATGCCAAGGTTCAATGTAGATAGCTGCACTACCCGGTCTTCTTCCTTGTTGATTAAAGAACCTTAATCCTTCATTAACAATTTTTAAGTATTTTAGTAAACCACCAGCAAATCCACCTGATGAATTAATACGACTCTCTTTACTACGAATGTTTGACATACATAATCCAATACCCGCAGCGTCAGATGAATAAGTTGAAATATCATTGAATGTTTGTAATAAACCTTCTCTTGAATCCCCGTTATTGTATTTCAACACACAAGACGCTAATTGAGGTGTCTTAGTTCCCGCATTAATCATAATTGGTGTTGCAGGAGAAATAAGTTGATTTGACAATGATTGGTAATACTCAACCGCTTGTTCAAATGATTTAGTAACCCATAGAGCAACTCTCATATACATATGTTGAGGTCTTTCAATCACTTTACCCTCAGGATTTTTTAACAAATACATTTCTTGTAACGATTTCCACGCGAAATAATCAAAATTGTAATCATTCTCGTGATTTATTACAGAATCAATATTTTCAGGACCATAAAGTTCAATAGTTTCCATTAACTTATCATTAATGATACCATCAACGTGTAAGGTGTGCATTGTGTTACAAAAACTTTCGTCAGTTTCTTTATGATACGCTGAAATAGCAACAGATGACGCTAGTCTTGAATAATCGTGATGACTACCTGTATAAGACGCAGCGATTTCGTATACTAATTTATCTAACTCTTTAGTTGTAATAAACCCTTCAGTTGGTACTGAAGTAATTACTTTAATAAAAATCTCGTCTGAATTAACATTTAACCCTTTGGCAGCTCGTTTAACTCTATTGTAAATTTTTTGAGGGTTAAATGAAACTTCATCTCCCCCTCTTTTTTTAATCTTTAATGACATCATATGTTTTTAATTAGAACTCATCCGTGAATGTTAACGACTCACCTAATTTAGCTTTTTGGTACTCCATAGTTCTTGATTCAAAAAAGTTACCTTTTGTTTCAACAGCAATTTGTTCCATAAATTTAAATGGTTGGTCAACATTAAAATGTTTTTTACAACCAAATTTAACCAATAACCCATCAGTTACAAATTCCAAATATTGTTTCATCAAATTTGAATTCATACCGATTAAAGATACAGGTAAAGACTCTGTAATAAACTCTTTTTCAATCTCTAATGCAGATAATAATATTTCTTTAATTCTTTTCTCACTTGGTTTGTTTTCAACATGATTATTAATCAAATGAATAGCAAAATCACAATGTAAGTTCTCATCTTTAAAGATTAATGAGTTAGCATTACATAATCCTTGCATAATTCCTCTTGATTTCATCCAAAAGATTGAACAGAATGAACCTGAGAAGAATATACCTTCAACTGCCGCGAATGCAACTAATCTTTCTTGGAATGAAGCATTCTCAATCCAATCAAGAGCCCATTTAGCTTTCTTTTGAACTGCCGGTAATCGGTCAATTGCGTGGAAACATTCGTCTTTTTCTTTATCATCAGACACATAAGTGTCAATTAATAATGAATACATTAACGAGTGGATGTTCTCCATCATAATTTGGAATCCGTAAAAG